TAGCTTGTTGTCGGATCTTACTTTTGGTGGTTGCCATATTTCTGCCTCTTCTCTTCTAAGCCATAACAGCCTAGCGTTTTCTATTACTCTATCCTCATTTCCATCGTAGGCCTTAACTACACAATCCCAGAGATCTTCTTCTGTCTCTGCATCCTCTAGCATTCTCTTAGCCTTGACAGGACCAACACGAAACAGACCTACAATATTATCTGCTCTATCTCCTGTTAGTATCTGAGTATAGAAAAACTTAATTCCCCCGAAGGGGGTTACTTCTAGATAGTCACTTCTGACGATGTTGAAATGCCAACAGGGTATCTGTAGCATGTCTTTGTCTATAGAGGCTACACAAGCCTTGTAGTCTAGTTTGGCGGCTTCCATTGCGATAAGATCATCGGCTTCTTCTCCTTGGCTTACAGTAGCTTTATACTTGCTCTCCATGTAATCTCTAGCATGTTGCAAGTGTCTAGGTTTCTCAACGTGTTTTCTATTTCCCTTGTAGGGGTGTGATTTAGCTATATCATATCTGAAGTTACCTTTTCCAGTTAAGTACACTTCATAATCTAAACCTAACTCTGGGAACAATACAGTCTTCTCTAAAATGAACTGGATAAGATCGTCAACTTTCATTTCTGTATCTGACGACCCATCCTGTTGAGTGGAGAAGGCCGCACGATAAGCAATTATATCACCATCAATTAGTACCTTCCCCATGTCCATTTAAGTGTCGCCCCACATCATTTCACCATCTTCACATTCAAAACCTACAGACTTAACATATGTGAAACCAAAGGCATGTGCGGCTTCAGCAAAGAGTTGAGCTAACTCATGGGCTTCTGTAATATCATCCCTGCTCATATCAACACTCCCACTGTAACCATCATCATCCTTTTCCATGTATGCATTAACACTTACTCTCATTTTCTACTCCTAGACATTAAACAGTTCGTCATCTTCTGACACTACGTTATCTTCATATGGTACATGATCTGTAACACCTACGTTTAGTAGACGTACACCTGCACCATTAGCATATACTTCAAACTGTACTTTAGCTTTAGTGCCATTACCTAGTGGTCCATCACTAGAGAAGTCCCACATACGTTTACTTTCACGACCTTCAGTTAGGTTAACAACTTTAGGTGCGCCACCATAATCAATCGTGACAGGTTCGCCATTACGATCTGTAAAGTTCTTTACATCAGAAACCTTACGCTTGACCTTCATGTACTTACCTATTCCTAGATCTGCATTACCTTGTCGTATGCGGTCACTATTCATAGGATGTAGGTCTAAACCTTCAGCTTCTAGCTTGCTGATTTGTTCTTCATCAGTGAAGTAAGCATTAGTAATAAACTGCCCACCATTCTGATGTACTGCTTGTGCGGCACGAGGTCCATCTGGACTACCCATGTCTGCGTTTTCTGGAAATACTTTAGCGTATTCAAGTATCATATCCATTGTGTATTTAGCCATGTCGAGTTCCTTTCGGCTGTTGGTATATATATATAATGCCTAAATTTGCTAATATGCAAGGTAGACAAAAAAATAAATTTAGTGTATGTCTGCGTAGCTCTTACCAAACTGTGCATCTACACCTAGTGGTACGTTAAGTTCTAGTTTTTGGTTAAGGTTTTCAATAGCTTTTTCCATCGTAGCCCTAGTTTGTTCTTCTTCTCCTTCTTGTACGAGTGCGATGATTTCATCGTGGAATTGACCGATGGTTTTAATTCCGTAGCGACGACATAAAGATACCCAACTGTCAAAACAAAATACTCCTGTTCCTTGATTTAATGTAGAGAAGCGATCCTTGTCGCTCCTAAGACTGTACCAGAATTCCGATACAGGATTGTATAGCCATGTAGAGCCAAATAAGTCCCTTGTACGGGCTGTACTAGCTACCTTATAGACTGACCAGTTACGTGACCAGAAGGCTTCTAGGAGCTTCTTTGCGTCCTTAGAGGGCATCCCAGTGTTACGAGATAGAGTAGAAGCACCAACACCATAAGTAGCACTGTAGTTAACTACTTTGTAATTCTTACGTAGGGCTGATAAAGATCTTTCTCCACTGTTATGCTTATCTATATCTTCTTGTGTAATAACACCTGCATGTTTAGCTAAGTCTAAGTGTGGATCAAACCCTTCTTTAGACATCTCTTCTACGTAGTCAGGATCTAGAGGTTTCATGTAGTGACGTTTAGTTGTATCCTCTAGTGAGGTCATGTCAGCACCACACAATGTATAACCTTCTGGACAAATCAAACAACCTCGTATCTCTTTACCATATGGCTTATCAACTGATGGTAAATTAACAAGAGGCTTGGCATGTTTAAACCTAAGAGTGTTAGTCAGCCCAGCTATATTCCCCTGTACGTACCCATCTACTTGAGAGTTAACCATGCTCTTTATAACACCTATGCGATGCGACAAAACAGATAGACCTTCGAGTAGACTGATAGCAGGTTCTATGTCTGCCAATGCTTTGACTGAACTACACAAGTCTGCATCCTTACGTACTTGCTCTAATTTCCTCGTGTCCCCTGTCTTCTTGTCAGTTAGGTACTTGAAGGTACGTGGCTTCCAACCTAGTGAGAACAACCAATCCTTAACTTGATCTGTACTGTTAGGGTTAGCTCTTTCTTCACCTGTCTTAACTGTTAGTGACTGTGTGGTTTGTGGTTGTTTCTGTTCTTTACATAACGCAACCCACTTCTCTCCATTTGCTGATAGAGATCCATCCTTCTTGTACATAACTTTAGGTTTGTTACGTACTGCTGTAATAATCCTACGTGGCATAGCATCAGCAAGCATCTCTGTCTTTTCAGCTTTTAGGTTCTCCCAGTCTTGCAAGTGACCCTCTGCTTTATCTACGTCCAATTTCCACTGAAGGGTCTCTTGTTCTCTAGCGCACTCCATCTTGAATGTAAGGTAGTCAACAAGTCTATCCTTATTTCCACTGTGGGGGTATAGTTTACTTAGCTTCCTGTCTAAGTCTTTCCATAACCTTACGTTGATCTTAACGTCTTCTTCACACCTGTACTGATATTCTTCAGGACTTAGATTCTGCCAATCATCAATCTTAGGTTTAGGTACACCATACATCTCACCATACTGTGCTAATCCATGCTTCTGTAGGCTGTGGTTTATGTACCAAGCTAGAGGTAACGTATCTATGATCCTAGCGTCTACTTTTATGTCTAGGATCTTTTCCACTACAGGTATATCATATCTTACTATGTTGTGACCTATAAGTGTATCAGCATTAAGAAAAAATGTTCGCATCTCTTCATAGTCAAAAGTAGATTGTATCTCACCCTCTTCATTTGTGTAAGATAGTACGTGTATCTTTGTAGGGTTAAACCCATCTGTTTCTATATCAAATACTGCCATTAGTATATCTCCCTTAACATAAATGTATCTAAGTTAAATGCTAACTTACCTGCTTGTCCTTCTTCTGAACAAGGTCTGTTCTTCTCGACCTTTAGGTAAGTCGTGTTACGTTCTTCTAAGCTCTCAGCTTCTTTATCTCTGTGTAAGTCTATGATTACAGACGCACGTTGACCTATCATCTTACAGTACTTAGGGTCACCATTCTCATTAGTATGAGCAATAGTAACAATGCCTACGTTAAGCTCTGCGGCTAACTTAGATAGTCGTATAGATAAGTCAGCTAACATAGCTTCTTTACTTTCTTCTGATGTACCTACAACTACGTCTTGTATAGGTTCAAAGAAAACAAACTTACAATCACAAGCCTGACTAAAGAATCTTATCTGATCTATTAGTTCGTCTGTACCTTGACCATCACCTAAGTAGAACTGATAAAAGTTTTCATCTTTAGTTAAGTTACCTATAGCTTCTCTTACAAGTTTGTCAGCTTCCTTCTCTTCGATCAAGTCACGTCTTGTTAGGTTATCACCTACTTCATACGACACAAGACCTAGTAAAGATCTTAGCTTAGTTTCTTCTAAGTGCCATGCGGCAATAGGTACACCTTGCTTCAACATACTGTATTCCATGTATCTCATAAGCTCAGTCTTACCTATACCTGTAGGTGCTTTAAAAACTGTGAAGTGACCTTGCATAAGACCTAAGACCTTATCGTCTAATGCTTGTATGCCTGTAGGATAGTATACATGCTCAGGTGTATCTTCATACAACTTAAGGAACTGGTCAGCAGTGTTAAGTATGTTCTCTGGTGTATGCTTAACTGGCTTCCACCATAAGTTCTTAAAGTCTACACCCTTACCTGCTTTTAAGAAGTCGTTAGCATCCTTAAATTCACCATGCTGTACTCGATAGATTTTATTAGGGAACAACCTAGCCATACGATCAGCTAAAGCATTACCTGCCTCATCATTATCTACAGACAAGACAATCTTCTCAAAGCTACCTAACCAATCCTTACAGTTCTCCCACAGCTTCTTAGATGGTGTAGCTGAAGGTAACGACACAACAGGGTTAGTATACTGCTTACCAAGCATCTGTGCGGCTGATAGAGCATCTAACTCACCTTCTGTTATTGTTACTATACGACTACAACCAGCAGGGAATAAGTTCATACCGAATAGTTCATCACCTTTGAAACCATTCTTTGCATAGAAAGCCTTCTCTTCTAGGTTACGAACCTTAATTCCCCCAGAGGGGTATATGTACTCTTGTCTGTCGTCATATGTAAGTACATTAAAGTCTTGCATAGTACTCTGCAAAATCCCTCGGTGGGGTAGGTGACGACCATCAGATACACTTTCTATTCTTTTAGGTGTAAACTCTGTTACATTCATACTATCTCTTTCTTTCTTAGGATAACTGTCTTCTGCCCAGTCATATGTTTCTTCTCTCGATGGGTAATTACCACCACAAGAATGACACTTACCTACTCTCTTTTCAGTATGATAAGAAAAAGCGTCACTTGAACCACATGCAACAAAAGGACAAGGTTTATGTATTATGTCTGGCATACTTACGTTTCTTTCTTTAGTAGTTTGTACTAGTGAGTGTAAAACTTATGTTTATACTTAAGTAGTACATTTATCTATAATGCCTAAAATCTCTAAAGTGCAAGATCACAAATTGTTACAAGTTTGTAACGTATGTTATTTCTGATCTGTTCTACAGCTTGTCTAGACACATTTAACACTTTAGAAGCCTCAGTTAAGTTATTGTTATTGTTATATAAAACCATAAATAGTCTCCACTCTTTAGCTGACAACTCTTTCTTCAAAACCTCTATAGAATCTTTCAATTCGTAAGAACCAAATATATCTTCCGCAGGTATCTGAGCTTCGTCAGCACTTACGTAAACTGATCTATCTTCCATAACAGCATCTCGACCTCTCATACCTTTAGGGTAGCTTAACTGAGACATACCCACGTTAACGTACTGGAACATAGCAGTCCTTGCGCTGTAGTATAGCTTAGAGGGTTCTTTAATTCCCTCGGCTCTCATTTTTAAGCATAGTACTACACCTTCAGAAACTATATCATCGTAGTCCTGATGGTTGTAGTACTTACTAGCTAACCTTCTACACATATCTAGTATTTCTTGGTTGTTCATAAGAATAGACCAGTCATATATAACATTGCCTTAACTAATACGAAAGAAAAGCCTATGAACGAAAATGCTATCATAGTAAAAAATAAAATACTTACGTACTTAGCTATTCTTAGTTCTTCTTGTTTCATCTTATCTGTCCTGTAATATGGTTTATACTCTTTACTCATTCTTCAACTCCATTTCGATAGTGTTAATCTTAAAACCGCAAATCAAACATTTCTTATAGCGTTTTATACTAGGAAATCCTCTTCCGTGGTATTCTCTTGTATCAGTTACTTTAAGTTTATTCTTATAACCTTTAGTTAAGCAGTCTGGGCAATAGAATACTTGTCTTAAACTCATCTGTGTGTTCTTTCTATATCTTCAACTATAATATCTCTCTTAAACTCTATAGCTTCCTTTACAGGTTCTTTAGCGTATATAATATCATTTAGTCTTTTCACTACGTCACTCGTAAGCATGAAATCTCCATGTAGTTTTATCTTTTCCATTAGAACATTACCTCTCCATCTACTATTAGTGTGTTATGCCAAGCTATAGTCTCGGCTCTTAGTGCATAGAAGCCTGTCTGCTCGGCTATACTCTCAAGTTCTTCTGTATCACTCTTGAGTATGCCTAGCTCCATAAGCTCCATTTCCATCGAAGGGGGTATAGGCATTACAACTCGTTACCTAGACCAAAGATACGACGACCACCTGCTACAAAACCTAGCACACGATCCACATTAAAGCACTTGTAGCCTTGCTTAGTCTTAAGTGTTATGTAACCAGCTTTGCGTAGTGCTTCAGCCGCTATACGACCTTTCTCGTTGCCCTTAAGACCTTTTATTACATTCATACGTCCAGTGTATGTACGTTCTTCGTTATCCTTAGTTAAGAACTTAACTGTGATAAACTTGTTTTGGTTCTCTGATAATACATTAGTAACCATGTTAAGTGGTAAAGTCATTATATGCTTCCTCCGATTTGTCTATTAATTTCCACTGAAGGGGTGTCATCACCCTCTTGTTCTACTACATAATTCCATTCTGCTTCCATGTCAATACTGTATGGTGGTAGCATTGTTAGAGCGTGAGTATTGAAGGCAACAAAATTGGTAATGCCTAAACTATTCTCTAACGCATATTTTCCACTGAGGTACTTAGCTGACTGTTCAGCTTCTTCTAGTACTCTCTTGTTTCCTTCCAGAACTGTAACACCTTTCTTTCCGATGTGTACCCCTGCAACTTTATATGTTTTATTCTCGTCATTACTGCTCATGTTATTATCCTTTTAAAACAATTGGTTATCTATGGTTTGCTGTTCGTAGCACTCTTCACATATGTCAAGATCTGTTAGCTGTTCGAGGTCAACCTCTTCATCACACGATACACAA